GATGAAAGGCAAGCGCGTGATGCGGCCATGGACATGGCTGCCGACGAAGGCCTTGATGAAGGCACGCAAGCGTTCGATGACTTTGTGCGTGACATGATGACCGACTTCAACCGAAAGAAGAAGGTTGAAATTGACGAGTCCTACAAAGCCCTCGAAGACGCGCTCAAATACGAAGGCGAGACCATGGGCCATTGCGTCGGCGGCTACTGCCCGGATGTGGTTGAGGGCCGCAGCCGTATTTATTCCCTGCGCGACAAGAAGGGCCAGCCGCATGTGACGATTGAGGTGAGACCGGCATCACAAAGAATCGCTCCAAGGCATGAGGAAATTCTTGCTGAAATGAAAGCATCTGGCGTGGATACCGGCGCTTTAAGTGAGTCCGCCTATGATGCCGCGTATGAACAAGCCTTGCAGCGTGTAAAGCAAAGCCGCCCCCCCGAAATTGTCCAGATCAAAGGAAAAGCCAACCGCGCTCCGAAGGAAGAGTACCTGCCAGCCGTGCAGGACTTCATCCGGTCGGGCAACTGGTCAAGCGTGGGTGATTTGGGCAACACTGGACTGATCGATATTCAAGACCCTAATGCTGTTCTGCGTGCGCTCGGTAAGGTTTCACCCGAGCGAAACATTCAACAAGCGATTGACAACTTCAACGCCGCTGTTGATTCAGCACCAAATGCCCAGCGTTACATGAGCCTTGACGAGATGCGCGACTTCTTGGGCGGCCCATCACCTGAAGGCTTCGCCTCCGGCGGCCTGGTGTCCGGTGCGAATTTCCACACAGACGACTTTGACCCGGCTAGAATCGGGTCCATCGTGGACGAGCTCCACGCAATGAACGCGGGCTGAACACATGGCTGACCAACTCCTGAACGACGGCGAAGACGAGAACCCAAGCGACGATGAGCAGCGAGGCGAAACCGTCTCCATGCCCAACGACGATCTGGAGGTTGAAGATACCGAGGACGGTGGCGCGGTCATCCGCATGAAGAACGAGCAGGACGTGGCCGACAAGAAGGCTCACTTCGCCAACATCGTCGACGAGGTCGATCGCAGCATGCTGTCCGACGCGGTCGTTGACCTGCTCGACAAGATCGAGCGCGACAAGGACGCCCGCTCCAAGCGCGACAAACTCTACGAGGAAGGCCTGCGCCGCACCGGCCTGGGCGACGATGCACCCGGCGGTGCTCAGTTCTCGGGAGCCAACAAGGTGGTGCACCCGATGCTGGTCGAGGCCTGCGTCGATTTCAGCGCCCGATTCATGAAGGAGGTTTTCCCGCCCTCCGGCCCGGTCAAGTCCAAGATTCTGGGCGAGGCTGAGCCCGAGAAGTTGGAGAAGGCCCGCCGCAAGGCCGAGTTCATGAATTGGCAGACCACGCAGCAAATGCCCGAGCTGCGCGGCGAGCTGGAGCAGCTGTCCACTCAGCTCCCCCTGGGTGGCGGCCAGTACCTCAAGCTCATGTGGTCCCCGCAGTGGAAGCGCCCGACGGCCGAGTTCATCGCCATCGACGACATCTATCTGCCGTTTGCGGCCACCAACTTTTACTCGGCCGAGCGCAAGACGCACGTGCAGTACGTCACCAAGGCCGAGTTCAACCGCCGCATGAAGGCGGGCATGTACACCGAGGTAGATCTGGGCTCGCCTGATCAGGTCGAGTTCAGCAAGGCCACGATCGCCAACGACAAGATAGAGGGCCGAGAGGACACCAGCTACAACGAGGACGGCCTGCGCACCATCTTCGAGATTTACACCCACCTGGACTTTGGTGACGGCATGGAGCCGTACATCATCAGCATCGACAAGTCCACGCGCAAGGCGCTCTCGCTGTACCGCAACTGGGAGCCAGAGGACCAGCGCCGCAAGGAGCTGGACTGGATTGTCGAGTTCCCGTTCGTGCCTTGGCGCGGCGCGTACCCGATCGGCCTGACCCACATGATCGGCGGCTTGTCGGGCGCAGCCACTGGCGCGCTGCGTGCGTTGCTGGACTCGGCCCACATCCAAAACATCCCGACGCTTTTGAAACTCAAGGGCGGCCCCGGCGGCCAGACGATCAACCTGCAGCCGACCGAGGTGGTCGAGATCGAGGGCGGCGCACTGGTCGACGACATTCGCAAGCTGGCCATGGCCCTGCCGTTCAACGGCCCAAGCCCCACGCTGTTCCAGCTGCTCGGCTTCCTGGTTGACGCTGGCAAAGGCGTGGTGCAGACCTCGTTTGAGAAGCTGTCCGACCAAAACCCCAACGCCCCAGTGGGCACGACCCTGGCGCTCATCGAGCAGGGCATGGTGGTGTTCAGCTCCATCCACTCGCGCCTGCACAACAGCATGGCACGGGTGTTTGCCATCCTGCACCGCATCAACAGCGCGTACCTGACCGAAGAGGACATCGAGGCCATGGAAAACGGCCTGGATGTGAAGCCCGAGGACTTCGACGGCCCGATGGACGTTGTGCCTGTGTCCGACCCGGCCATCTTCAGCGAGGCTCAGCGCTTCGCCCAGGTCCAGGCCGTGCAGGCCCGTGCGTCTGCCATGCCGCAGATGTACGACCTGCGCAAGGTCGAGGAAATGTTCCTGCGCAACCTCAAGCTCAGCCCAGACGACGTGCTGCAGCCCCAGCCTGGCCAGGACGACGTTGATCCGGTCAGCGAGAACGTGGCCGCCTCGATGGGCCGCCCGGTCTACGTGCTGCCCAAGCAGGACCACGTGGCGCACATCCAGACGCACTTGGCGTTCTTGAAATCGCCGGTGTTTGGCATGAACCCGGCCATCGTCAAGACCTACATTTACCCGATGGCGCAGCATCTGCGCGACCACCTGTTGAACTTCTACCTGACGCAAGCCCACGAGGCTGTGCAGCGCGCCGAGCGCGAGCAGCTGATCACCGACGACGCCGAGCAGCAGGTCAAGGTCATCGTGCGCGTGCAGCAGATCATCGAGCAGCAGCTGGCGCAGTTTTCCAAAGAGCTGGCCCAGATCGATCAGATGGCCCAGCAGTTTGCCCCGCAGCCACCTCAGATGCCGCAGGACAAAAGCATGGAGATTGCGCAGCTCAACGCGCAGGTGCAGCAACTTGCCCTGCAGCAGCGCGCACAGACCGACCAGCAGCGCTTGCAGATCGAGCAGCAGAAGGCAGCGCAGAAGGTCCAGTCCGATGCCGCCGCGCTGGCCGACAAGCAGCAGGCCCGCTCGGAGCAGTTCCAGGCCGATCAGATGCGCGAGTTTGCCGAAAACCAGCGGACCGCAGCCGAAATCAGCGCCCGTGTTGAGATGAACACGGCCGACAACGTGACGGCCATGCGTTTGGCCGCAGCAGAGATTGCCTCTGGCGAAAAAGTAGCGGTGTCCACCGGCACCGGTATCAACCCACAACCCTGAAATGGAGCCCACCATGAGCGATAAACCCACCACCGGCACCGTCCCAATGACTGGCGCATTTGTGAAGCAGCACCACCGCATGGCCGCTGGCCAGCCCGTGACGGGCCAGACGCTGCCTGCAGCGCCCAGCACACCTAAGACCCCCGCCTGATGGCCATCGAGGACCGCCTGCTTGGGAAGCTCAAGGCTGACCAGCAGGTTTTTGCGCTTGAAGCCCTCAAGCGCCCGGTCGATCGGGACGCTTTCGAGTACGGATACCGAGTGGGCATGGTTGCTGGTTACGAAGCTGCCATCAAAGCCCTGCTTGACCTTTTGAACGACGAGCGAAACGGCGACCGAGACCTGTGATTTGCACTGGTCTGTGAAGATTTTTTGATGGCGGCCGTTGTGGCCGCCGTACACCTGCTGAAAGGAGCAGAAGATGACAGCTGACGCGCTGATTGAAGCGATGCGAGAAGCCTTCCCCGAGGCGAATCCTGGGATCGTCCCATTCGGGAGCCGAGTCTTGGTGCAGATCCGCACACCCAAGACCAAAACGGCCTCCGGCATCATCATCGACAACGGCTCTCGGGACACCGAGAAGTGGAACACCCAGGTGGCGCGCGTCGTCTCCGTCGGTGCTCTGGCCTTCAAGAACCGAAACACCATGGACCCCTGGCCCGAAGGCAGCTGGTGCAGCCCGGGCGACTACGTTCGCGTGCCGAAATACGGCGGCGACCGCTGGGAAGTGCCGCTGTCCAACGGCGAGTCCGCCCTGTTCGTGATCTTCAACGATCTGGACATCATCGGCCAGGTGACCGGCGACCCGCTGGCCATCCGTGCGTTTATCTGACGGGGGCTGAC